TCGTGGATATAAAGACCAGAATTCATCAAACATTCCTTTCTCCTACTGCATTACCCTAGGGGATGATGGTGTTGGTGGACTAGGCGGTACTGTATAGCCTGTGTTACCAACAACGCTTTGTGTATAACCATTTGGTGTCGTGATTACGACTTGGTCAGGATATATTGTAGCAGTCTGAGTGGTGTAACCCATTGGGTTTACAAACTGTGCTGTGTTGCCGTTAATTTGTACAGTTCCTAAGTTATAACCACGACTGTCGGTCATTTGAACCTGTTGTGCATTAGCAGGTATGCCATAAGCAAACATACAACCAAGCAATGCGCCTAATAAACAACTACCTATAAAGTCTTTCATAATTTTCCCCTTATTTAGACAAAAGATGTGTGTAATCCGAATGACCTCTTGAAATAATGTCTACAGCAACAAATTTTTCAATAGGCAATTTGTGTTTGTAAACACACATATCGTCAAAAGCACTACGCAATGTTGTTAATTTATTTTGTACCATATGTTGTTTAACAATGGTTTTGGCTTGTTGTAAATTCATTTAAATCCCCTTAAATGTTTACTCGTTATTGAGTGAATTCAGTTTCTTACTATTTTTGACTTTCGTCACCTATGACAAACCCTTAGTTGCAAATACGCAACATTTAGACATAGTTTGACCAAGGGTGATAGGGAACTATCAACCGACCCAATGTCTATGACATCTAGTCCTTCACTAAGATAATGGTCATTCGATGGAGAAGTTGTATCACCCAAGTCCTCTCCGTCTTGTGTAGTCGCCATTTAACGCTACGAGGCTTGCAATGGGGTTATCACCAGCCTATCTTTTCTTCCACGCCACCGATTTAGGTGCTTAGTACGCCTGGAGTGCGGAGTGCAATACTACTACAAATATTTACTCATGTGAAAATCCCCATGAAAACCAAAGGTTTGCAAATTAGTTATTTCCCTTTCGTAGCTAAAATACCTTGCTAATTCTTCGGGGGCAAACTTTATTCCATTGCTAACTAAGTAATCACGGTTTAAATGACATATTAGGTCATCTTCGTTTCTATTGTCGTAAACAAACTTAGGAGTGTTGGTTAATTCCAACAGTTTCTTGCTTCTAAGGGAAAACCCTCCATTACCTACACGCAGTCCTTCAGGATGCCAAGGCCATACAGCACCTATGTAGTCATAGTCTAAAAATTGGGGCTGCCAAGCGTTTGCGTCAATTACCCACCCATCCCATTGGACTATTAAAACAAAGTCCGTGTGAATGTATTTATGTAGCTCCTGAAGCACAAATTTGCTATACGCTTGTTTACTGTTAATACTCATGTGGTCAATAAACAATTCGCCACCAAATTCAATGTTGCGCTTGCTTCTTTCTATGGCGGCTTTGGCTTTGTCAGGTTGTGCCGAGTCTATGGCACAAATGGTTACATTACTCAATTTCATGTTTACCAAAAGCGTTGTTTTTAGGCAACAACTCAGGCCAAATTAAAAAGTAATTTTTTGGAAATAAGTCTTGACGAGTTACAAGCCCATGACTTTCAACTTCAATTCTTGCGCCCAAAAACATATATTTGTCTGCTGGTATACCCCTTACACGCCAATTAGACACGGCTGCTGGGTCTACTTTGCACATTCTTGCTACCTTTGCAGTACCGCCTAAAACGTCAATAATTGCGGTGTCGGTTAGTTTTAATTGTCTGTCCATTCACAAAGTTTACCCTCTATGTTGTTTATTTGCAAACAGTTTACTTTTTTTGTTTACTTGTGTTAAAGTCTGTATATAGCAATTTTGCTATGCCATTAAAGGGGATTTAAATGGGTGAATTAAACCAACTTATGCTGGAAATGGAAGAGCGCTTAGAAATAGCGCTTAACAACATGGAATTTGGCACAGAAATGGCACAGGATGACATTGATGTTATTCGTGCAGCTTGTGGCAAGCCTAAAAAGAATGTTGTATTAACAAATTTGTTTAATGACTTTGGCAATGTATTTGGAGGTGCAAAATGAAAAAACACGACATTGATTTTAGCTGGCTTGCAGAAGATGTTTTAGAAGATTTAGAAACTGAATTTAAAGTTTTAAAAAAATACTTCAATCAAAGCATAAATGCAACCATTAAAAGCCAATCCCAATTTACCTGGGATTTATTTGAGCAAGGCGTTTCTTGCAAATTTTGGTTTACCGAAGATGAAGTTATGTGTGAAGAAAAAGTTACATTTAACGAATTATTTACTGATTTTTTTGATTGGAATGAAGGCGAAGAAGGTGGCTTAGATAAAGCATTAATTTTAAAAAACCAGCTTTTAGGGCAAATTAAAAAAATTGATGAATTTATTGAAAGGGAAAAAAATGCAACAAAGTGAAAGCATTGCTAACCTAGCCAAAGCGCTATCAACAGTACAAGGGAAACTAACCCATGCCAAGAAAGACTCTGCTAACCCTTTTTTCAAGTCTAAGTATGCTGACCTTGAGTCTGTGTGGGATGCTTGCCGTGATTTGCTGGCTGCTAATGGTTTGGCTGTGGCTCAATTCCCTGGGCTTTATTCTGACTTAGACAAGTCTATGTCTTTAACGACTATTCTTACGCATTCTTCTGGCGAATGGATTAGCCAAGAAATGTCTGTACCAGTTACTAAACCTGACGCACAGGGCGCTGGCTCGGCACTTACTTATATGCGTAGGTACGCAGTAGCAGCAGTAGTAGGAGTAGTACAAGCAGACGATGACGGTAATGCCGCTTCGTCACCTAAACCAGTAGTAAAAGCAAAGGAAATTTAACATGGCCTACACGCCCAAAGAAGGTAGCGGTTCACTTTTTAAAAATACTCGCAAAACAACCGACAATCACCCTGACTTTAACGGCTCAATTATGCTTAATGGCAAGGAGCATTGGTTGTCAGCATGGGTAAAAGAAGGCGCTAAAGGTAAGTTTTTTAGTGTTTCTGTCGGCAAAATTAAAGAGCCTATGGGTTTTAAAGCTGCTGGGTCTGATGAAATTCTTGACGACACGCCGTTTTAGGAGATGGTCATGCTAAGTCATATACGAGATGTTATTGGCGACAAAGCCATTATTTCTACAGAGCCATTTGGAGTAGATGAAGAAAGACAGTTAATAGCATTTGAAGTCAATGACTTAGCTGCTGTAATTCGTGAAGTTATACAAGCCTGTGCCGACTGTTGCTTAAATACCACAGACAGAGAAGCAATATTAGAATTACTTAATTAAGTATGTATTTAAATGTGTATTTAAATGTGTATTTAAATGTGTAGTTAAATGTACACAAAAGGGGAAAATATGAGTCAACATTGGTATTGCGCCAAAACAGGCGCACCACGCTACACCATGCAAGGCAAGAATGGCAAGGAAAGGTCAGTAACCTTGCGTGATGCTAAAGCAGCGCCAGGTACGCTAGTGCCTTCTGTGTCCACTATAAATGGGCAACTTTCTAAAGACGGCCTTAATTCGTGGTTGCAAGGAGAGGCTATTAAAGCCTGTATTGAAAACCCACGCCAAGAAAATGAAGAAGAAAAAGACTACATAGCCCGTTGCATGGAGTTGTCTAAGAAAAAGTCCCAAGATGCTATGACTAGGGGAACTCAAATACACGACTTCCTAGAGAGCTTTTACGCCCAAGAATACCTACCAGCAATACCTGACTATGTCCGCAAAGTAGATGAGGCTATAACGGCTCATTTTGGGGCGCAGCTATGGATTGCAGAGCAGTCTTTAGTAAACCAAGAAGGCTATGGCGGTAAATGCGATTTATATTGCAAGCCAAAAGGTGAGCATGGTGGCATAGTAATTGACTTTAAAACGACAGAAAAATGCCCTGGTGATTTAACACCCTACCTAGAGCATACCCTACAGCTTGCAGCGTACAGAGAAGTTTTAGCACCAACAGCACGGTGCGCCAATGTCTACATTAATGGTGAAACTGGGGAAGTCGCCATATACGAACATAAAGAGCAAGACCTTCGTGACGGCTATGAAATGTTTTTAGCGTTACTGAAAATATACAAACTTAAAACTGGGTTAAACTAATTTACGAGGCGGTAGGTGTGCTTTCCCCTTTGCACAACCATACATCACGGAGTCCTGCCGCCTCACCTTATTTTAAAACGCTTGTAAGTCCATGAAATTTAAAGAAAAAGTGATGCAAAAATGTGACATGGTTGTCCGAAATTTGTATATATATTTAGGGCGTTAAGTCGCCAATGTAGGATGCAGTAAGTTAGGGTTTTTGCGGCTTTCCACCTAGCGAGTAGCAACTGCCAAATACAGCCCATTTTTATACATATTGTTTTCTATATGTACATTTATTGACAAAAAATATATATATCAACCAAGTTGTAGACATTTTTGTAAAGTTTTGGCAATTAATTGTAAAGTTGTAGACAATGTAAAGTTTCCTTATCGGTAAATTTGTGTAATATATGCTACTTTTTTAAGCAATTATTCCTTATCGGGAAATTTATTTATTATAGTAAGGGTAAACACCTATTAAAAAGTGCATGAAATTTTAATAAATTACAGTTTTAAAGGGGAAATTATGAAAGACGGACATTACATAGACTCAGTAATTTTTGGCAATACTACAGTTGAATTGCGTGGGTATAACAATGAAATAAGCTACGCTTACATTGGCGACAATGACATCACCGAAATGGCACATGAGCTTAATTTATGGCCTGTATTTGATGATGAAATTTACGCCCAAGCATGAGAAATGACATATACAAACGATTAGAAGATGAACCTAACCCATGCCAACATTGTGAATATAAACAGCGTTGTGCAGAAGAAGAATTAGCTTGTAGACGGTTTCTTTGGTACATAAACGAAGAAAGGTGGGTCAATAAACCCCAGACTGAACCAGACAAAAAAATGTACCAAATGGTTTTTAGCCCTGAAAATGAGGCTTCTATGAAAACTTATTTACGCAATTTGCGAAAGCATTTAAGAAATGGAAAAGACCTTTTTTAGGAATAAACAATGAATATTCAAATTGAAATAGTAAAAGAAAACAAAGACGGTAGTGCAGACGCTTTAATTCATTTTGACAAAGAAGGCTTGGAAATACTGGTAGAAGCTGGAATTATTAGTATTTTGCGCCAATACATTGAACAGGAAAAAAATGTTAATAAGCGAAAAAAACGGTAGTTTTACAGTTAATGTTAATGGGGGAAAAGTTATGAGTACACGCAGCGCAGGAATGGTAGGTAAAAGCTATAAAACGACTCAGGAGGCTTTTAAAGAGCCTAACTACTATACAGCTATACAACGCCCTGAAAAGAGTCGCTATGGTGAGTTTTATGGCTTTCTAGGGGCATTATTTTTTGTTGCTACTTTTGGGTATATATTTTGGCAAGGACTTACCCATTTTTTGCCATCATAAGGGCTTCTTTTTCTTCAGCGTCTACTCTTGCAAGCCA